TGTTCGACACGGCGTACACCAAGCCAGGTGACTACCTCGTACAGAACGAGTCGATTTGGTTCGTCGCCGCACAGCCTCGGCTGATGCCTGCGTTGGTCGTACGTACCGACCGCTCTGTGTCGTTCTTCCGCGCGCCTGCGCCGAAGCTGACCGGCGTTAATGACTATGGTGGCGTCACGCGCACCAATGCCGTTCCGGTACTCACCTACTGGCCGGCGAGCGTGACCGGCATCCATCGCGGCCCCGAGTCCCAAGCAAAGCTTCCGGGCGATACGATCGAGGCCCAATGGACGGTGCTTCTTCCCGGCGCGAGCGACGTTGCTTTGATGATGGGCGACCTCATGCACGACGATCTCGGCCGCGATGGCGTCGTAGCCGCGGCGGAGCTCAGTGAGCTTGGTTGGCGTCTTCTGGTCCGGCAGGCCTCAACCTGACATGGCCGATCAATCGGATGTGGAGACGGCGCTAACCGCGCTCGTCACCGGCGCGCTGTACCCGAACGGTGCGGCCTTCGCGAGCGTTTGCGGTGGCGACTGCCGGATCTTCCGCGGCTGGCCGAGCCCTTCTGCGCTTGGCGTCGATCTCGCGGCGGGGCGCGTGAATGTCAGCATCTATCCCGCCAATGCCGGTGGGCGGACCACGACGCGCTTCAGCAACGCGTGGCACGCGCTGCCGGGGGCGACGCCGACACTCACGGTCACTGTGCAGGGCCTGACCGCCACTTTCGCTGGCACCGGCGCGACAGGGCTTCTTGCCGGCATCGCCGCGGAGGGACGGAGCTACGTTTACGCCACTCAGCCGACCGATTCGGCCGAGCTCGTGGCGGCGAGCCTGGGCGCGCTGGCTTCGGCCAACCTCTATGTGGTGGGGCAAGGCGCAAGCCTCACGGTCCCCAACGCCACGTCGCTGCTCGCGCGCACAGCGATGGCACAGGAGGCGATGCGCGAGCTGCGCCGGCAACGTCAGGACTTCCGCATCACTTGCTGGTGTCCGGACTTCGCTACCCGCGATGCGATCGGTTCGGCCATCGACCTCGCTCTCGCGCAGCTTCCGTTCATCGACCTCGCCGACGGCACGCAGGCGCGGCTGACCTATGCCTCCGACATGGTGATCGACCGCGCTGAGGATACGGGTTTGTACCGTCGCGACCTGGTTTACACGGCCGAATACGCGACGGTTCAGTTCCAGACGCAACCGTCGATGCTGTTTAACGACGGCAGCATCAACTCGATCTTCCGCTTCATCGGTTAGGAGCCGCTAATGCCGATCGTCCAGCAGGGCAGCGTCAACACGACGGCGCTGATCGTTCCCGATCTCTATGTCCAGATCGTGTCGCCGCAGAACCTGGTCATCAATGGCGTGCCGACGGACGTGATCGGGGTCGTCGGCACGGCGAGCTGGGGGCCGATGAACCAGCCCGCGATCGTTGCCACGATGTCCGATTATGCCACGCAATTCGGTCCGGTCGTCGCGCGCAAGTACGACATGGGAACGCAGGTTGCGACCGCTGTTCAGCAGGGAGCGCAGAACTTCCGGTGCGTGCGAGTAACGGATGGTACCGATACGGCTGCGACTACCCTGATCCAGAGCCCTGATGCCAACGACTTCGCCATGGCGCTGACCGCGATCTACAGCGGCACGCTCGGCGATCAACTCGCTGCCAGCATTGGCCCTGGTTCGCAGGCACAGACATGGCGGCTGACCATCTCACTCCCCGGCCTGCAGCCTGAGCTCTTCGACAACATCCCCGGCACAGGGGCACAGCTCTGGGCCAACATGGTCAACGCTGTGAACAAAGGCCTGAGCCTGCTTCGCGGGCCCTCGCAGCTCGTCACCGCGCAGCCAGGCCAAGGCACCTCGCTCGGCGGCGTGCCGGTGGTCGCGTCTTATACCTTTAGCGGCGGGACCGACGGCGCCGGCAACGTCTCCGCCGCGAGCCTTGTTGGCAGCGACGTTCTGCCTCGGACCGGGCTGTATGCGCTGCGGGGGCAGGGGTGCTCGATCGGACTGCTGGCCGACACCGATGATCCGACGCAGTGGACGGCACAGGCCGAATTCGGCCTGTCGGAAGGCGTCTACATGATTCTCACCGGACCGCAGGGCGATACGATCCAGAACGCGGTCGCGACCAAGGCCACGGCGGGTCTCGATAGCTACGCGGCGAAGCTAATGTTCGGCGACTGGCTGTGGTGGTCGGATGCAACCAATGGTACGGTGCGTCTGGTTTCGCCGCAGGGTTTCGTCGCCGGCCGGCTCGCCAATCTCTCGCCCGAGCAGTCCAGCCTGAACAAGCCGCTCTACAGTGTGATCGGCAGCCAGAAATCCGGCACTCCAGGCAGCGGCATCACCAACACCTACGCGGCGGCGGATCTGCAGGTTCTGATCGGAGCGGGGATCGACGTGATCGCTAACCCGCAGCCGGGCGGCACATACTGGGGCGTGCGCGCCGGGCACAACAGCAGCAGCAATGCGGCGACCAACGGCGACAACTACACCCGCCTGACGAACTACCTCGCGGCGACGCTTCAGGCCGGTATGGGTCAGTATGTCGGTCAGGTGATCAACACCGACCTGTTCCGACGTATTCGCGCCACTCAGCTCCAGTTCCTGCAGTCGATGCTGAACCAGGGGCTGCTCGGCGCCAACCCGGACGGCTCGCCGCCGTTCACCGTGGTCTGCGACCCCAGCAACAACCCGCAGAGCCAGACAGCTCGCGGCTACGTCCGCTCCGACGCGCAGGTGCGCTACCAGGCGATCAACGAGAAATTCATCGTCAACATCGAGGGCGGCCAGACAGTGCAGGTCAGCAAGCAGACGTTGCCGTCCAGCCAGCCGCAATCCTATCAAGCGTAACCATCGCGCCGCAACCGAGAGGCGATTCCCATGAGCGGAAGCATCACAACATTCAACATAGGGCGCGACTCGCAGCTCGTCGTGATCGGCCCGTTCGGGCAGATCGACCTCGAGCACGTCACCGGCTTCGAGGCCCGGCAGGTCACGGCATCGATCCGCGTCAACCGGCTCGATGGCACGCAGATCGGCACCGAGCTACCGAAGGGCTGGGAGGGCGGCTTCGAGCTGGAACGCGGAAATTCCGCGGCGGATGACTTTATCGCGCAGGCCGAGGCCGCGTTCTTCAACGGCAGTTTCGTCCCCGCAGGCGCGATGTACCAATACGTCAACGAGACTGACGGCTCCGTCTCGACTTATCAATACAACTCAGTGGTCTTCAAGCTGGCGAACGCCGGCACCTGGCGCGGCGATGCGGCGGTAAAGCAGAAGCTCGAGTTCTTCGCCACAACGAGGCAGCGCCTGTGACCGACACGCCATCTTCCCGGATCGTTGCCGCTGCTTCGGCGAGTCGCACGGTGACGGATGCGAATGGCCGACGGCTGACTCTGCGCCGGATGGGCGCGCTCGAGAAGCTGCGCCTGTTCAAGGCAGCGGGACCTGTGCTGTCGCAGAACGAGCCCTGGCTCGGCATGGCGATGCTCGCCTGCTCGGTCTCGGCAATCGACGACGTGCCCGTCCCGATGCCCGGCAATGAGCAGCAGGTAGAGGCGGCGGTTGCCCGCCTGGGCGATGCAGGCATCGCAGCTGCGGCAAGCGCGTTCGGCACTGCGCCCGATCTCTCGCCCGCCGAGAAGGTGGCCGCCGCGGGAAACTGAGCCGGCACCCCGAGCTGATCGACTGCCTGTACCTGGTGCGGCACGGGGTGCCGTTCGATGTTGCCTTCTCGCTGCCCGAAGACGAGCGGCTTGCCTGGGTCGTCGTGCTCGGCACGCTCGACGGCGGGCGTTTCAACTGGAACAACCTGAGCTGGGAAGAGTCTACGTGAAGGACCTGTCCGCCCGTCTGCGCAAGCTGATTGACGCGCTCGGCCGGCTCGATGTGCCTTCCGTCGCCCACCAGGCGATGCTGAAGGCAGCGGAAGATATGCGCGATGCCGTACAGCAGCGCCTGTCGCAGCCGCCGGGTGGTCCCCACGATGCGCCGTGGGAGATCACCGGCGCGCTGCGTGACAGCATCGGCGTCAGCGAGGATGGCGACACGGTCCGCATCG